TTCTGCGATATACTCAGAGTATTTAATACCTTTATTTAAGTTTTCACCTAAGTAATCAGAATATTTAATAGCGGCTTCTAAGTTTTCAGCGATATAGTTAGAATAGTGGATTCCTTTTTCTGCATTTTCTCCAACGTATTCAGCGTATTGAATTCCTCTATCAACGTTCTCAGCTAAGTAATTAGTGTATTCGATAGTTTTTTCAACGTTTTCTGCAACGTATTCAGAGTAGTTAATGTTTTGGTTAACTTTTTCTCCTAAGTATTCAGAATACTGGATATTCTTTTCAACTTTTTCTCCTAAGTAGTCAGAATAGTCAATAACATTATTAACTTTTTCTGCAACGTGCTCAGTGTAGTTGATACCTTTTCCTAACATTGCTGATAGGTAGTTAGAATATTCAACTAACTGCTCCATTTCACCTGCTAGGTAATTAACGTATTCTACCATTTTAGCAACTACTGGAGATTCACCAGCTGTGCTTTCGCTGATCTGCTTAAGACCTTTATTGTTTTTTGAAATACTCTCTTGTAAAGTTGAGAATTTCTTCTTAACCAATTCAGAGTATTGGTTCATTTCATCTTTTGTTACAAACTCATTAGCCATTTGCTGTGTATTATTTTGTTGGGTTGGAATTTCAGAATTATTTATTTTATAAATCTTTACAGAATCTGCAAAGTTGAAATTTTCAGAAATATCTGTTAGTTTGCTAGTTATAGCAGTTGTCTTTAGTGTATCCAATGATTCAAAGATAGAAGCAAAGTTACCTTGTAAACTTTCAGACACTTGACTTAATGATGCTTGAGAGAAACCAGGTTCTGCTACTAAATCATAAGTAAAGATTTTATGCAACTTAACTTTTCCGTTTTCAGAAACGTTACCTGCTGCTCTTGATGAAACTGCTGTTGTGCAACCAGCTTCAACTAAGGTCTTAGCGATCTTTCCACAAGGAGTATCAAGAAGACGAAGTCTAATCTTTACGCTATTTGAACCTTCATCGTAAGTAAGTCCTTCTACTACGTGAGATACGTTAGCTAAAGAAACATCAAATTTTTGTGGGTGATCAAGTTCACCAAAGAGTCTGCGCTCTTCGATCTTCTTTTTTAGGTATTCTAGATGAGGTAAATACTCCTGTTTTTCGTAAACTCGATTATTCTCGTTCATTACTCCAAAAACAGCGGCAGTACCTTCAAGGATAATGTCGTTATCTTCTCTAGTTACAGTGACAGCTTCGTTGATTTTCTCAATAATGAATACTGAGTTGTCAGGAACAGATGTCTTGTTCAAACTTTGTATTTTAGGATTAGCCAATTGTATCAGACTTTTTTGATTATTTATACGCGCCACCTGTCATACATGGTGAGCCGTACTAACATTATTTATTAATGCTAATCAGTAAGTCTTTGAATTCCTTTAACTTTTCTTCACTTAATTTCGAAAAGTCCGGACGGTTCACAATTATTTTAAAGAGATGGCTTCCTCTTTTACCAAATGCGGATACGAGTCCTTGGTTGGGTATCTTAACTACTAAGTCACTAAGTGAATCCCGGTTAAATGATTTTATTCTGTACTTTTTACCCAATGGGCTCTCTAAAATGACTTCTTCATTAAACAAAATATCATATAGGCTGATCTCAATCTCTTGAACTAGATCACTATCTTCAAGTTCAAGGCCCAGCATATCAACATTTATGCGAATAATTAAATCGCCAACCACATTGCCTGCCCGCTTTCTGTTAAAGTAATCGACTTCCTCAGTTTCCTGACTGGACCCTCCTCCTCTGACTTTTAGGACTAAAAAATATTTACCGTTTTCAAAAGAAATTGGATAAGGGTTAATTGCTAAATTAACTTCTGCTCTAATTTGCTTGTCTTCGAACTTTAATGCACCGTCTTTTGACTTTTTTGATATCGGGTATCCAATATCAAATACCGAACCGTCCATTAATTCTTTGATGGTTGCCCATTTGTCAACAGTAACCGTTAAGTGCCTAAAGTCTTGAGTTCTTGCTCCAGAGAAAGAGAAATCATGAAACGACCCAAAGAATTCCGAATTAAATGAAGAATTTTTAGGTGCCCGGGCAGAATCGTATACTCGTTTCTTATCTTCTGATCCAATATGTTCATACGCCTCAGCTACTTCTTTGAATTTTTCTTCAAATTCTTTACTTCCACCATTTTTGTCAGGGTGGTATTTAGAAGCAAGCTTTCTGTAAGCTTTCTTTATTTCAGCAGAGTCCGCTGTTTCGGGAACTTCGAGAATTTTATAATAATTTTTCAAACGGTAAACCTGTCTTTTTGTTTCTAGTATAATACTAGAAATCGTTAGTTAGTTTACTTTCGATTAAATAACCTTATAAAAAATCAATTTATGTGAAGCCCATTGCTTTTACCTATTACTCAAATGCAGTCTCCGATATTTTCTTAAAAAATGTGGAAACATTCCTCTACTATTCAGGAAAATACGACAGCCTAGTCATTTGCTCCGATATACCTTTGCCTAAAACCATAATATCGGCATTATGCGAAATTATTCAAGTGATTAAGATCTCCCCAAACGAGCAATCTATCTCGTTGAAGAAGAAATTTTCAAGTAATTCTAACCCAACTATAGTTAACCCTTTCATATTAACAGCACTTTCTTATTCAGAAGCATCGGATATTACTGTATTCGACCCCCATGTGTTTTTAATAAAGGATATAGACTTAACCAATAATTCCAATCAATTTTTCTTTTCCCAGAACTCATTAATATCTACGAGCTTTTTTAAATTTAAGCCTTCTTCTGAGATTAGTCGGCTTGCTAATCAAATTCTAATAAACCAGGATTATACTAACATATCAATAATCCAGGCCTTTAATTTCTTTATAACGAACTCACTAGCCTTTTCTGAAAAGTCGATACGGTCTGATCTTTTTATCTTTACCAGACCTAGTGATGAAGTTGAATTAAAGGAAGATAAGATACTCGGCTTTGATTTTTTAAATTTAAGTAGGACTTCACATTTCAAGGAAATTTCCGGAATTAGAGATAATCATGTTGCCAAAAAGAAAAAGCAGCTACTTGCCTTTATCAAGAAAAAATACCAATACCTAGATCAGTCACTAGTTACTGCTACTCAAAATAATGCAGCAGTTCCAATATCTTACGAAAACTTTAAAAAGTATTCAGACAAACTCACCAATACGGTACAGATCAATCTGATCTACACAAAACAGGTAGCTAATCACGCTAAGAATTTAGAAAAGACCCTAACCGAATTAGGGTTTATTGTAAAGTCTTCAATTAAATCTCCAGGTAGTGCTCTAAACCCAAATGACCCTAACTTGCATATCGTCATGTGCCCAAATGTATTCACGGATTTCCCAAAGAATTACATAGCCTACCAATTTGAACAAGCCCATTCAAGCTGGTTCACTAAAGATTACATACACAGGCTAAATTGTGCGATTGAAATATGGGATTATTCAGAATACAATATCAATTATTTCAAAGGAAAATTTGGAAGACCTCATATATTTGTACCAATCGGTCGAGTTGAACATGATGTTGATATAGTTAACCAAGCTAGAGATATAGATGTCCTGTTTTATGGAGAATACTCAGGCAGCAGTCGAAGAACTGAATTTCTAGATAGTATGAGAGAGCTTAGGTCCATCAAAGTAGTAGACGGATTTAGCGTACATAAGTTTGGATCAGATATCGTAGATATTCTCAAGAGAACTAAAGTTGTACTAAATCACCACTACTACGATAATGGAAATCTTGAAGTAGTTAGAGTATATGAAGCCTTAAGCTACGGGTGTAAAGTCGTTTCCGAAGTTTCAGTTGATGATAATTACCACGATTTACCGATTTTAAGATATTCCAGTGTTACTGAAGCAGATCGGCTTCTAAAATTGGCACTAGCTGATAATCAGGTTCGTGAATTTAACAAAAGTAATAAAGCTGTTATTAAATCAGCGATGAGTCGACTTGGTTTTAATATGCACAATCGAATTGCAGTATTTGCTCATTATGATGTCCTTAACCAGATCGACGATTATGTAGTTGACTATTTAACTAAACTTAGTAAATTTTGTGACAAAATAATATTTGTGTCTGACGGTAACGTAAATCCTTCTGAGCTGGAAAAAATCTCTCATTTAATATCTGATAGTATATGTGGAAGGCACGGTGAATCAAACGATTTAGGTAGTTACAAGAGAGGTTTCAATTTAATAATTGAAAAGTACAAGTCTGACATTTCTAAAATTGATCAATTTCTTTTTGTTAATGATTCAGGTTATTGTGTGGGCGATCTAACTCCAGTCTTTGACACTATGACTGGTGCATCCGTTGATGCATGGGCACTATGTGATCATGCGCCCGACCCAAAACTAATAGAGGGCAAGTGCTATTTACAAAGTAATTTTTTCTCAGTTAACCGAGCAGTATTTACGGCAAAACCGTTCTCTCAGTTTATGAACAGTATAACAGTTTCTCATAATAAATCAGAAATAGTTGACAAGTATGAGCTAGGTTTATCTGAGATGTTAATTAAGAATGGTTATAGGACCGGTTGTTACATAAGCACAGTCAGTCTAGATGAGTACATTAGATCGAATGATACTCAATTAACAACTGAGGTCCTTTCGCTACTTTCCGGAAATTATTCAGGCATAACTAGCGATATAATGTCAAGAATATTTCATTCAAAAATAGGAGGAGACTATGTCTATTCTGATCATTTTTATACTCTACTAAAAATAGGATTTCCGTTAATTAAATGCTTAGCACTAGTTCCAAATCAGGAAACTGGCCCATATAATAAACTAATTGACTATTGGAAGCCGATCCTCATTTCTAAATTGGGATCAGCTCAAGTTAATCAAATGCTAACTCATATTTCTAGAATCGGTAAGACTCCGAAATCACCTAACAAAAATATACGATAATAAATGAAACTTGCCATTTTTGCAATAGCATTAGACGAGGAGAGGTATTTAGCTGAATGGCTAGACTACCACAAGAGATTAGGAGTTACTGACTTTGTCATTTACGATAATTCAGCAAATAACAAACTACGAGACTTTGCCTCAGACTCAGTTAAGATCATCTATTTTCCTGGAAAAGGGATGCAAATTCCAGCATATAATAATTTTCTAGAAAATTTTGCTAGCGACTTTGACTATGCAATGGCACTCGATATTGATGAGTTTTTAGTAATTCATAATGATTTATCAATTAACGAATTCATTCAAACCTACTTAACTTCAGCTGGTGTAGTAATCCATTGGCGATTCTTTGGGTCAAACGGTCATATTCGTTACTCAGATCGACCAGTCTTGGAGAGATTCATTAAATGCCAAGACGATTGCTCTGACCATTTCAAAACAATCATCGACTGTAAAAAAGTAGTTAGGTATACAAATCCTCACATGCCTGATTTGACAGTCGACGGTGAAATATTCGAGTTAACTGGTGAATTAGTAACAGGTCATGCGAGTCAAATAAATACAACTAGTATTGCACAAATCAACCATTATTTTTGTAAATCATGGGAAGAATTCAACTGGAAGATCAATCGAGGCCGCATAACTCTCAATGTTGAACCTAGATCAACTGACGATTTCTTTTGGGCGAATAGAAATGACGGTGTAGACAAGTCGGCTCTAAACTTAATAACTAATAAAAAAACTACAAAATAATAATGTATTTACCAGTACCTTACAAAGTTCAGTATGACACACAAAAATTTCCATTTAAGGAAATCGTCGAGTCAATTCTAGAAGTTGATAATCTATCTGAACTGCACAAATTAAAAGACTACCTTTTCTTTTCTAGAGAAATGGATCAATCTACTGATTGGCACAAAGCTTATTACTCAAAATTCAGTGAGTTGTTTTACCCAACGTACGTTGAATTAGTTAAAGAATTAGCGAACTCATTCGAGTATGAATCAATCATTTATCAAAAAATCCCAACGTTTAGAACCCAACTCGTTAATAATTTAGCAGTCGGCGAATGGCACAGGGACCGAGCATACAATCACGGAACTTCTGAAGTTAACTTTTGGATGCCATTTACTGATACTAACGAGACCAATACTATTTGGATGGAAAGTTCTGAAGGAAAGGAAGATTTCATGCCGTATACTGTAAAATACGGAGAAATTTTAGTATTTAATGGAGCTAATCTACTTCATGGAAATAAAACAAACACCTCTGACTCTACTCGAGTATCAGTTGACTTTAGATTAGTTGATCCAGCTAAATTTATTCCAACTAAAGCAGGCTCAATTAACATGAATTCGTCTTTTGAAGTAGGCGGATATTTTGAAAAACTTTAATTATGAAATTATCAGCAGGATACGTTGTCTTTGACGGACTAGAGACACTAGAGCAATCAATACGCTCAATCCGAGAATCAGTTGACCTTGTTCTCGTGTCATATCAAACTGTTTCTTGGGGAAACACTGAGTGTTCTCCTAACCTAGTTCCAATGTTAGAGAGACTCAAGAAGAAAGGATTAATTGACGCCATAATAGTATTCACAGACTTTGTACCATCATCCCTAACCACTGCTGAAGATGTGCTGAGAGCTAAGGTTTATGAGTGCAATAAACGTCAAAGCCTATTGGAAAAATCTCTTGAATTAGGAGCAACCCATTATCTTTCAATGGACGCGGATGAATTCTATGTTAAAGACGAATTTGACGAAGCTAAGCGACAAATCATTGATAATAATTTACATGCGACTGCGGTTAAGTACATAAATTACGTAACGCCAACTCTACACCAAGGGTACTCCAAGTTTAAGGTCCCATTTATCTACAAGATAGGATCGGCCAGTAGGCATCATTCAGTGCAATTCATGTTTTCTGATATAGACCCTACTCGCGGAATAGCGGATGACTCATACGAAAGATCGCGAGTATTTGACCCAGGAGTTATAACGATGCATCACATGGAAATGGTCAGAGAAGACTTGCTTGGAAAATACCAAGCGTCAAGTCGATATTTTAGAAATAGACAACAGTTACCTACTTTATCAGAAGATATTGACCGTGCTAAGAGCACCGGTAAACTTACCTATAATGCAATCCATTTCGGAGATGCAATTAGTCACTTAAATACTGAGCTTGAATTAGTTAAATGTGAAGATCAATTTGGATTAACGCCCAATTGATACGGTTTCAGATAGGATCTGATCTTTCATGTTATTAATTAGAGATTGAGCTGCCGCTCCAGTAGAAGGCATTTTAGCATCAACCATTGCAGCTAATCCCATAAGAGCTGCAAACATTGAATCACCCATCACTGCACTTTCAACAACATTTGACGAACCCAATCGGGTAGTCTTTCCATCTACGTGAACTGTTTGTGCGCTTGTTTTAATTGAATTGGAAATAACGTTAACTTGAGACTGGCTCATTACTGTGATTACGTTTCCATCTAATTCAACTGAGGAAAGGCCGTCTTTGTGATACAATTCAATTTTTGAATTTTGATCAATATTTAGGTAAGAGTCTTTCATTTCAAGAGTTAACCCTCGACCTTTATTAAACCAGAATTTTATCTGCTCATCTCCATCAAATAGGATATAGTGAGCTCCTTCGTACTCGTATTCTGTACTCTTCTTAAGCTCTTCCTTAATATCGTCGCCTATTTCCTGAACCTGTTCGTACTCTGGCGAATATAAGTCACCATTATTAAATCTCACATTAACAATCGCTCCCTTTTTAGGAATTGATATTGATCCAGCCTTTGCGTCCTGCCCGAAAAATGCGGGCTTTTGAGATTGAACTGCCCATGGAATATCTTCAACTGGCAACGTATCAAATAGGCTAAATACTTTAACTTTACAGCGACCTTCTCTTAGAGGATCAGTCACATCAACGACTTCTCCTAAATACTTAGTAGTTAGGCGATCCGACCCAGTAGGATCCTTCATTATATCGTGATTTGGATTCATTCGCTATTCTATATTTTATGGATAAACATCCCCCAATGAACCATCTGATACATTTGGTTTTACATCTGATCCTGGGTAAGTGTCATCTCCTACAGTCTGTCCTCCAACCGGCCCAACTGGCGATCTTCGCCCGAATACCTGATTAGTTGAAAGTACTTCATTTGTTCTATTATACACATTTTGCGATAATGCGGTTTCAAGTCTAGTCTGTAATTGGTTAGTTAAGTCGCCTATTAATCTTGCAGGTAGACTTGCTGCACTTGATAAAAAGCGCTGAGCTCTTCCTTCTAGGCTATTTGCTAAACCTGAGAAAATACCAAGAGACTGATAATCAGATTGAGCTGAAGATTCTGATTCTTCGGTTACCCATCCAGCTTTAATCTTAAATGAAGTGTTAAATGGCTGATCTTGAGTGAACGCCTTCATTTCAAGCGAGGTTGGGCCGCTCATAAATCCATCAAAATCAAACTCACAACGACTTAGTCTGTACTTTAACTGCTGTACTCCACTTTCTAAGCGGCCGTTATCATCCCTAATATCTCTTATTTCAAATAGAGTAATTGTCATGTCAAATGTTCTTAAGTTATCCGGAAGAGTATACGCTAATTTATCCTGATCGTATATATCTCGTCTATAATTTTCTGCAAACTTAAGTAATGGTTGCTGTATAGAATCAATGCAGTTAATTGTGATTTCAGCCTTTTTATTACCCTCCTTTATTCTACTTGCTGCTTTCCATAATGAATCTATTC